CAGAACCAACTAAGCAAACTTCAAAGTGAGGTGAGCAGTATCAAAACTACAGTTGAAACCAACAGACTTCTAGTTGATAGACTAGATAGAGCAATTGAAAAAATGGCTGAAGTATCTGGTCATATTTCAAAGCTGTTGGCTGTACATGAAACTCGTATTGAAAATCAAGATGAAAGCATCAGCATCACTCACAAGCGAATTTCAGAATTGCGTGATGACCTCAATCACGCGATGGAGCGCAATTATGATGCTATTGTGGGCGAGTTTAAAGTTGTGAAAACAATGTTTGAGAAGCACGAGAATCGCATCAACATGCTTGAAAAGTGGAAGTATGGCGTAATCGCCTCTGCCGCTGCTATAGGATTTTTAATGTCTAAGATTGATATTTCTGCCATGTTTTAGGTTGACATTCCCTACATATGCTGTATAATAGCTTTATCGCTGTTGATGTAAGGAATAAGTTATTGAATCCTATTGATATGAAGTTTGCTAATCTCCTGTCGAACAGGCTAGAGAGATTCAGCATAAAGTCTATGCACCCATACAGGGTCAACTGTCGTTGTCCTATCTGTGGTGATTCCCAGAAATCTAAGAATAAGGCTCGTGGTTGGATACTCGAAAAGAGTCATGAACTGACTATATTTTATTGTCATAATTGTAATGCAAGTCATAATCTTAGGCACTTTCTAAAGCTGGTTGACCCTATGCTATACAACGACTATGTTTCTGAGCATGGTCTAGAGAAGCTATCAACTAAGAAGAAAGAGCCTACAGCACTAAACTTCAAGACACCGAAGTTTCGCAAGCGTGGTTCTCCTCTCCTCAAAATCAAAAAGATTTCTCAACTGATGCCTAATCACATGGCACGAGTATATGTTGAGTCTCGCAAAATCCCCACAAATAGACATTATAAATTATACTACGCTCCCAAGTTCGTTGATTGGGTGAATTCTCTCTTGCCGGGCAAGCTGGAGATGAAAGAACATTCTCGTCTGATACTACCATTTATAGATCAGCGTGGAACCGTATTTGGATTTCAAGGTCGAGCGTTCGGGTCTACTGATCTTAGATATATAACTATAATGCTAGATGAAGACAAAGAAAAGGTATACGGGCTACAAGATTTAGACTATAATAGCAAATATACAGTCGTTGAGGGACCAATCGATAGTTTGTTCCTTGATAATTCTATTGCGATGGCTGGTGCGTCGTTCAAGAGTTTGATGCGTACTGAGAATGCTACTATTGTATTTGACAATGAACCGAGAAATAAGCAAATCGTTGAGAAGATGGAGAAGTGTGTTAAAGAGGGATATAAAGTATGCTTCTGGCCAGACACTCCAGGTAAAGATATAAATGATATGATAATCAGCGGAATGAAATCTGCCGACATTCAACTCATTATAGATAGTAATTCATATAGCGGTCTTGAAGCAGAGATGAAGTTAGTAACGTGGAAAAAAATATAAGGGAATAGGAAAAAATGGAACATATGGGTATTACAGTTAGCCCAAATAAAGACCAACTATTTGATGAGTTGGGTATTCGTCGTCTTAAAGAGTCATACATGGCTGATGATGAATTAAGTCCACAAGAACGATTTGCTTTTGTTTCTAAAACATTTGGTTCGAACCCTGAACACGCTCAAAGGCTATATGAATATTCGTCAAATCATTGGTTAAGTTATTCTACACCTATTTTATCATACGGTAAATCATCGAAAGGATTACCTATATCATGCTACTTGAATTGGATTCCAGATACTGCGGAAGGATTAGTTGACACGCTTTCTGAAACTAATTGGCTTAGTATGCTTGGTGGTGGTGTTGGTGTTGGTTTTGGCATCCGTTCTGCTGGTGATAAGTCTACGGGTGTCCTCCCACATCTAAAGATGTATGACGCTTCTTCTCTTGCATATCGTCAAGGTAAGACTCGTCGTGGTTCTTATGCTGCTTATCTTGATATCGACCATCCAGATATTCTTCTATTCCTTGAGATGAGAAAGCCAACTGGTGACCAGAACTTCCGCTGTCTCAATCTTCATCATGGTATTAACATCTCTGACAAGTTTATGAATCTTGTAGAGAAGTCTATGCTTGATCCAAATGCAGATGATAGCTGGGAACTCAAAGAACCAGAGACTGACGAAGTTAGAGAAGTTGTGGCTGCTCGTGAGTTGTGGCAGCGTATTCTTGAAATGCGTATGCAAACTGGTGAGCCATACATTCACTATATTGATACGTCAAATCGCTATCTTCCATCTTGGCTCAAAGATAAGGGGTTGAAGGTTAGACAATCAAATCTCTGCTCTGAGATTACACTACCTACAGACAACGACCGCACTGCTGTTTGTTGTTTGTCTTCGTTGAACCTAGAACACTTTGATGATTGGTCACAGAACGAACAGTTTCTTCAAGACGTTCTAGAGATGCTTGATAATGTATTGCAAAAGTTTATTGATGATGCGCCAGACTTTGTTTCAAGAGCTAAATACTCTGCTATGCGAGAACGGTCAGTTGGTGTAGGCGCTCTTGGATTCCACGCATATCTTCAGAAGAGAAGTATTGCATTCGAATCTGCTGTTGCTAAGTCTCTCAACATGCGTATTTTCAAGCATATCAGAGAGGGTCTAGATGTAGCAAATTTGAAGTTGGGTAAGAGTAGAGGAGAAGCACCTGATGCTAAGGGTACTGGTCGTCGTTGCAGCCATGTCATGGCTGTTGCTCCTAATGCATCTTCTTCCATCATTATGGGCAATACATCTCCTTCTGTCGAGCCTTGGAGAGCTAATGCATACAGGCAAGACACACTAAGTGGTTCATTTCTAAATAAGAACAAGTTTCTTGATGCTTTGATTAGAAAAAAGATTGACGAAGATCCTTCTATCAACTATGATAGAGTTTGGTCATCAATCATTGCACACGAAGGTTCTGTACAGCATGTGAAATTTCTTTCTGATTACGAAAAAGATATATATAAGACAGCAATGGAAATTGACCAGCGTTGGGTTATCGAACACGCTGCTGATAGACAGATGTTTATTGACCAAGCACAGTCTCTGAATGTATTCTTTCGACCAGACGCAAATGTGAAATATTTACATGCTGTTCATTTTTTAGCGTGGAAAAAGGGTCTGAAGACGATGTATTATTGTCGGTCTGAGAAGATTGGCAAAGCAGACAAGGTGTCACGTCGTATTGAAAGGCAAGTTATTCAAGAACTAGATATGTCTGCTATCGCTATGGGTGAAGATTGTATTGCCTGCGAAGGTTGATGATTAAAGGAGAGTTATAATGTTTATGACTGAAGATACGAAAACTTCATGGAACACATTCAAGGTTGGTTATGAACTAACTGAGAAGCTATCGTTTGAAGATAAAGCTATTAAAAAGTTTGTGCCAGTACTCAAAGAAATTGGTGTGCATCCGTATCGTTGGGTTCGTCTCACTGTTCCAGAGGGATTCATCTACAAACCATACTATATGCCAATGGCTCCTGGTTTGAAGCAGTTGCTTGATATTGATTTTGCTAGGAAGGCGTATGTTACATATGACTATCTAGCGTGGAAACTTCGTTGCTATAATAAGGTTAATAAGGTAAACGAAATATCAAAGGAAGCAGAAGAAGCTATCAACGAACTGTTTTTGATGATGATTGATTCCGAAACAGTAAAATATCCTATTCCAAAATGGAAGAGATATTTGATTGAGAGGTTGATTAAAAATCTAAATGGTGGTGCGCTAAAACATCGTGATGGCGATAATGATAGAATGGCTTAATAACGCACTTATTATTTGAAGATTTTTGTTGATTATAAATTACTAAAGGAGAGACTAATGGGTAAAGCTGCTATTTTTGTAATGATTCTTATCGCACTCGGTATTGCCGCTTTCTTGATTTGCGGTGATGAGATTGGTGAATTAATTAATCCCACCCCAGCAGCACCAATTGCTGTTGAGGCACCTGCTAATCCAGTTCCAACTAAGAAATAAGGAGAATACTAATGCAATGGTTTAAAGATCGAATGTCAGAGCGTACTACACTAGACGGCACAGTAATGGTTGTCGGTGGTCTTGTACTGCTTCTATTGCCAGTAACAGTTGTTAAGATTGTCGCCGGTTGCGCTCTTGCTTATGGCGCATATACACTAATCATGAAAGGCTAAAAAACATATCTCGTGTTAGAACCTCAAAATCTCTATTATTATATATAATGGTACATATTGGTTCTAACACGAGGTTTTACTTATGATTACATATTTGTATATAAAACAACACAACGAAACTGGGCTAAAATATTTTGGCAAAACAACCAGAAATCCATTTACTTATAAGGGGTCTGGTCTATACTGGAAAAAACATCTGAAGAAGCATGGTAACGATGTTACCACTACTTGGGTTCAGGCGTTTGATAATATAGAGAAACTAAACGAATATGCTATTAGATTTAGTGAGGAAAATGATATAGTGGAAGCAAAGGCTTGGGCCAATCTAAAGATTGAGAATGGTTTGGATGGCGGTAGAGATCCAGGATTTATTGGTGTTGAGCCATCCGACGAAGTGCGAAAGGCCAGGTCAAAGCGTATGACCGAGAACAACCCTATGCATAATATCAAGAGTAGAATGAAACATTCTAAGGCTATGGCAACAGATAACAGAAAACAAAAACTATCCAATGCTAAAAAGAACAATACTAATGTTTTAGGTCGTTCGTGGTATAATGACGGAAGTAAAACTAAAATGTTCGCTACCCCACCAGATGATGAAAAATGGGTTCCGGGTAGATTAAATCCACACTGGAACCACAAAAGGAGTAAAACACTTGGCGCTAACTGATGAGAGGCTTCACTTTAAGCCATTTAACTATCCTAATATGTATTCACTTTGGTTAAAGCACGAGCAATCTCATTGGTTGCATGGTGAAGTTCCGATGATGGAAGATATTAAAGACTGGCGTAATCGTTTATCAAGCGCCGAAAAATATTTTCTTGTACAAATCTTTCGGTTCTTTACGCAATCCGATATCGACGTGGCAGGTGGTTACGTTAAAAACTACCTGCCACACTTTCCTCAACCAGAAGTCCGTATGATGCTTATGGGATTTGCTGCTCGTGAAGCAATTCATATCGCTGCATATTCACATCTAATCGAAACTCTTGGTATGCCAGAAAGCACATACAATGAGTTTCTAGAGTATGATGCAATGCGTGAGAAGCATGAGTACTTCATGGCAAAGGTAGACAATGAAGCAGTGCTGCCAGTCAAGATGGCTGCAATCTCTGCCTTCACTGAAGGACTCGCACTATTCAGTTCGTTCATTATGCTACTAAACTTTCCTCGTCACGGTAAGATGAAGGGCATGGGTCAGATTGTTACATGGTCTATCGTTGATGAAACGATGCACGCCGAAGGTATTATTGCTCTGTTTCGCTCGTACCTTGAAGAGAACCCAGAAGTTTGGAATGATGATACAAAGAGTCAAATCTACTCTATCGCAGAGAAGATGGTAGAACTTGAAGATGATTTCGTTGATCTAGCATTTCAGATGGGTGAGATGGAGAATCTCACAGCAGCAGAAGTCAAGCAGTACATTCGTTATATTGCTGATCGCCGTTTGATTTCTATGGGTATGAAAGGTATTTTCAAAATCAAGAAGAATCCTTTGCCGTGGGTTGAAGAGATGATCAATGCTCCAACACACACTAACTTCTTCGAGAATCGTTCTACTGATTATGCTACCGCAGCACTCAGTGGCTCTTGGGAAGAAATTTGGGGAGCAAGCAATGGATGAAGCGTATGAAAAAGACCATACCTGTGATATGTGTGGCGCTGTGTTTACAATAAAGCACGAACTATATGATGACGTTCTCTATTGCCCTTTCTGTGGCGATGATGCATTGATTGATGAGGAGACGGTAGAATAACATGGTTTTACAATGGTGAAGAATTCTTAGATATACCTGAAGATTATATTGGATTCGTTTATATTATTACACAATTAGATACTGATAAAAAGTATGTTGGTAAGAAACTATTTTGGTCTAAGAATACCTTACCTCCACTTAAAGGTAAGACTCGCAAGAGACGTAAGATAGTTGAGTCCGATTGGAAAGACTATTTCGGTAGTTCTGAGTTGGTGAAGCGTCTTCTACTAGAGAATGGTAGAGACGCTTTTCGCCGTGATATTCTTTACCTTTGTATGTCGAAGGGAGAGATGGGTTATCTAGAAGCTAAAGAGCAGTTTGATAGAAACGTTCTGCTAGATGATTCGTATCTAAATGGCATCATAAACTGCAAAATTCACCGCTCTCATGTAAAATCTCTAAAAAAGGGTTGACTTTTGTTTCTAAAATGATTATATTAAATATATCAGAAACGAAAAGGAATGATAATGAACAAATCTCAGATGATTTATGATCAGCTAATGTGCGAATGTGAAGCCGCTATTGATGACTTCACCAAGTCCAAATTCAGTCTGTATCGTAGGCTGATTGTTCTCAAGCCAGCAAAGAAGTATGTAGCTAAGATTGCAGAGTATTATTCTCGCTTGCAGGAAGAGCTACGAGAGTTGGTTGAGGATAAAACTCCTGACCTCGTTGAAGCATACGACTATCTCAAACTCCCACAACGAAAGAAGTTTCTCGCATTTGTGACCACTCTTGTCGAAGACGCTAATTCTTATGCTGCAAGCAAGAAGAAGGTTCGTGTGAAGCGCAAGGTGTCATCCGAGAAGATTGTTTCAAAACTCAAGTATAAGCAGTCTGATGGCGACTTCAAGCTGAATAGTATTGATCCTATCGTCATTCCTCAGAGCGAGATACTATTTGTTTTCAATACAAAGTATCGTGACTTGTTTATATATCAAGCAAAGGAGGGCGAGAAGCTATCTGTAAAGGGCACAACCCTACAGAACTTCGATGAGAAGAAGTCCTTCAAGAAGAAAATCCGCAAACCCGAACTTCTTAGTAGTGTGTATCGTTCTACTAAACTTCGTTCTATCAATGCGTTTAGTGAAATCAAAACAAAGCCAGGTGTTGCAACAGGTCGTATCAACGGCGACTGTGTTCTACTGCGAGCAATATAGGAGATAAAAATGGATATTACTTTTACACCAGATGACCCTGAAATCGGAGAAGTGGAGTTTACGTTGGATAATGAAACCATCGCATCCAACGTCCTTCTCTTTCCAAAACGAACGTCACCAGACTTCGAGCCTCCTCAAAATAGAGCGGAATTGCACGAGCGAATTCGAGAGGAACAGATAGAAGTTGCGATTGACATTGCGACTGAAGTTCTCTGTCAGACGTTAGGCTCTCTACAAGACATGGGATTCAACATCAGGAAAACTGAAAAGCTAGGATATGATGCTGCTTTGATGCTAGAATGCACTAAGGCGCTTATTATGAGAATGCAGGGCAATGAGCATCCATTACACGATAATCTTGAAAATATTATTCCGATGACCGAATTTGGGTCTGATCCTATGAACTACTATAACCAGTTTCTGAATATCCTAGAGGGTGGCACTGATAGTTAATTTTTTAAAAAAACTTCAAAAAAGTGGTTGACTTTTGTTTTGAAAACTGTTACAATATGTATATTGAATGATTGAAAAGGAAGACGAAAAATGGCTCACGAACTTGAAATCGTAAACGGTGAAGCGCAGATGGCATATGTTGGGGATGTTCCTTGGCATGGTCTGGGTGTTGCAGTGCCTGAAGACACTTCTGCTATGGATATGATGTCCCTTGCTGGTCTCGACTGGCGTGTTGAAGAACTTGAATCTTTTGTCGAGTTCAATGGTGAGAAGATTCCAACTGGTTCAAAAGCGCTCGTGCGTGACATTGACAGTAAGGTGCTAACTCAGGTTGGTGCTAACTGGAACCCAGTGCAGAACTCTGAAGCGTTTGAGTTCTTCAACGAGTTTGTTGAAGCAGGCGATATGAAGATGCACACTGCTGGCTCTCTCAAAGATGGTCAGATTGTCTGGGCGCTTGCCAAGGTCGAAGATGACTTTGAACTCTTCAATGGAGACAAGGTTGAATCGTTCCTGCTGTTCTCTAACCCTCACCAGTATGGTAAGTCGATTGATATTCGCTTCACTCCTATTCGTGTGGTGTGTAACAATACGCTGACCTACTCTCTTGGTAAGCAGGCTGACAATGCTGTTAAACTGAACCATCGTAAAGCGTTTGATTCTGAGAACGTTAAGGCGACTCTCGGTATTGCTCGCAGCAAGATGAAAGACTATCGTGAGATGGCTCAGTATCTTGGTTCGAAGCGTTACAATGCTGCGTCTCTTGATGAGTATCTCACCGAACTGTTTGGTACTAAGACTGGTACGAAGGGTGACCTCACTCGCACGGGCGAGACTGTTCGTGACCTGATGGAGACTCAGCCCGGTGCTGAGTACGCTGAAGGCTCCTGGTGGACTGCTTACAATGCAGTGACCTACTTCACTGACCACGTTGCTGGTCGCTCAAATGACACTCGGATGCAGTCTGCTTGGTTTGGTGCAAATCAGAAAAAGAAGATGGATTCCCTACAGAAAGCACTGGAATATGCCGATGCGTAAAATACTTTTCACTGTTACCCTTGCCCTTGCAGTCTCTGGTTGTCTTACAAATCAAGATGGCGGAGCAGTTATCGGTGGCGTTGCTGGAGGGCTTCTCGGTAACACTATCGGCAAGGGTTCTGGTAGAGGTATTGCCACTGTAGGTGGCGCTGTAGTCGGTGCTATTGTGGGGTCTAAAGTAGGCGAGAATATGGAAAAGCCTAAGACCGTTGTTCATATGCCGCCTGCTCATTACCTTCCGCACCCTCAAGAACACGAATGCAATGACTACATAACCAATCCTGGCGCATACGATTCGTGTCAGCGTGGTATCAAGCATCGTGAATATTTAGAGCAGAAGCGCCTTGAGCGAGAAGCATTTCGACGAGGTGCAAAAAAATAATCTTTTTTTGAAAAAAAACCCTTGACATTTGCTGTCAGAGTACTTATATTATAGATATGAACACAGCAAAGAAGGATTCGAAGATGAAGTTTGACTACACCTCTCACGACCAAATCGGCCTTGGTATGCAGCAGTATATCAAGGTCGTGGCGTGTGTAGATAACATCATTGAGGTGACCCTCGAACAGATAAACGTTTATCTTAACGAAATGGATTGGTGGTATGGTGATGAATAAAGCATACAAGGTGTCCGTGATTGCTTTGGTTGCTGCGGTAACATACTCTCTTGTTGCTGATAGAAGCACTGCTGGTATGGACCAAATCGTGCCTACGATTGTATACAAAGAAACTGATGCTGCTTTGTTAGACCAAGCACATTGTCTTGCTACCAACATTTACTTTGAAGCAAGGCACCAAGAAGACGATGAGAAAGAAGCCATCGCTAACGTGGTGATCAATCGTGCCAAAGATAAATCGTTTCCAGACACAATCTGTGGAGTTGTTTATCAAGCAGTGAGAGATTCTAACGGTAATCCACTTCGTGACAAGTGCCAGTTCTCTTGGTATTGCGATGGCAAGTCAGATAAAATCAAAGATGCTGTTGCTTATGACGATGATTTTAATCTTGCTTTAACTGCAATATTGAACCGTGAAGAAGAAGGACCAGATAATGATTACACATACGATAACACTAATAATTCTCTTTGGTATCATGCTCATTACGTTAAGCCATATTGGGCAGCAGCATACACATTCCAAGAGCGTATTGGTGCCCACCTCTTCTACAGTCGCTAATGTCTGAAGAAACTAACATAATCATTCTTGATAAACTTATTGCATCTCGTCTAAAGAAAGAGAAAGAGCTTAAATATTATCAAGAAGAATTGATGGAACTACAAGAGAAGATGAAGATGCTTCAAATGGATATCGATGTAACGAATATCATCATTCGAATGATCAATGATGAAAACGTCGTCGATTTGAAAACATATTTGATTGAGAAGGAATAATAAAAAATGGTTTATTCTGCGGCTGAAGAGGCTGCACACAAAGAAGAAAAATATCATCGCCTGTATATGGACATTGCATATCGTGTAGCAGAAATGTCTCACGCAAAGCGTCGTAAGGTGGGTTGTGTAATCGTCAAAGATGAACGTATCATCTCTATGGGATGGAACGGTATGCCAACTGGAATGCCTAATCTCTGCGAAGACTATGGTACTCTTCGTGCTGTATCCACTACGAAAAAAGAGGTGCTACACGCAGAAGCAAATGCTCTGATGAAACTGGCGAAGTATGGTTCATCTGCAAATGGAGCAACTCTATATACTACGACTTCGCCTTGCTTTGAATGTGCGAAGCTGATTTATCAAAGTGGTATTAAAAAATTAGTGTATTCTGAATTCTATACAGATCAGCAACCACTCACTTTTCTATATACTACACCCGGTTTTAATATTATACATTTGGAGAAATAAATGGCAAAAGGCAAGAAGAGTTCTGGTACGCATTATGTATCGAAGGGTTCAGTGGGTGTGAATAAGAGCATTACAAAGGCTGTTAGGCGTGAACGCAGTGAACTTGATAAGGCGATGCAAGCACTCGAATCTTGGAAGCGAGGTTCTCCCACTCCACGATCTATTCAGAAGTCGTTTGGCGTTACTGCTGCAACTACTTATCGTGATTGGATTAAACGTGGCTGGGCAATGAAAGATAAGGCTCCAGCAAATGCAGGGTAAATATGTATTGCACTGTGATGTGGGAGACCCAGTTCGAGACCTATTTTTAGAGGTAATGAAAAAAAATAGACGACGATACGCCATCATATATAGTAAGCAAGATGATGGAAGTGCCGTTGTGACTTATAATGAAATTATCTTCGAAGAATATGAAGAATTCTTAGACCATGTGGAAGGAACAAGTGGAGGATATGATGGACTATTTGGATATTCTAGAGAAGCTACACAGTGATCGCTGTTGGGTTACCTTTAAGAAGGTAAACGGCGATATGCGAACGATGTGGTGTACTCTTAAAACGGAGTATTTACCAGAGCAACAGGACATTGAAGAAGTTCTAGTTAAGCCAGAAGATGAACCCAAAGCAATTGCTGTATGGGATTTAGAGAAAGAGGCTTGGCGGTCTTTCCGTATTGAATCGATGGTTAAATTCGAGATCAACAGCTATTTACATCAAAGTGATTTTTCATGGTCGAAATCGTAGAAGGCAAACTCGTTCGCAATGAGACTAATTCGAGTGCGATGGGTGGAACTGAAATGATGGCAATTGGAATGCAAAAGCGTATTCCACAAGAGTTGCTAAAGAACTTTCAGATTATCCACTCTCGCACTCGTGAATTACGAGATGATTTGAAAAAGATTCTTGTATGTCACGATTTAGCAGGAGACCCTGAAGTAGCCCATTTGAAAGATGGTGGCTATAAGAAGTATGATAAGCTGGTGTTCGTCTCTCAGTGGCAGTTTCAGCAGTATCATGATTTTCTGGGCGTGCCATACAGTCACTCTCATATTCTCAAGAATGCTATTGAACCTATTGTTGAGCATAAGAAGCCGAATGATGGTAAAATTCGTATCATCTATCATACGACGCCTCATCGTGGGCTGGGGCTACTGTATCCTATCTTCGATGCTCTAACTAAGCAGCATGATAATATCGAACTTGATGTGTATAGTTCCTTCAAGATATATGGCTGGGAGCAGAGAGATGTGCCATACAAGGCTCTATTCGACCAACTGAAGCAACATCCGAAGATTCGCTATCATGGGTCAGTATCTAACAAAGAGGTTAGAAAGGCGCTACAAAGCGCTCACATCTTCGCCTACCCGTCTATCTGGCAAGAGACTTCGTGCATTGCGTTGATTGAAGCCATGTCTGCTGGGTGTCTCTGTGTCCATCCAAACTATGCTGCTCTTCCTGAGACTGCTGCTAATATGACTACTATGTATCAGTGGGATGAGGATGTGCAGATTCACGCTAACAGAGCGCATAGGTATTTGGAGAGTGCTATAGAGCATATCAAAACATATGGTGTGTTAGATATGAATTTACAAATACACAATACAAACAACACTTTTAATTGGTCTCGCCGTCAAAAGGAATGGACGCAATTTTTATCATCTTTTTAGAAAAAGAGTTGACATTTGTTTCGATATGATATATATTAAGTATAGTAACAATGAAGGACAAGCAAGTGATTTTAGTTGATATGAATCAGGTGATGATTAGTAACGTCATGATTCAAATTGGTAACCATCATAATGTCGAGTTTGAGGAAAGTCTCATTCGACACATGGTTCTCAATTCAATTCGCTCGTATCGTCAGAAGTTCGTCAAAGATTATGGAGAACTCGTTCTCTGTTTCGATGATAAGAACTACTGGCGACGAGACGTATTCCCATACTACAAAGCAAATCGCAAGAAGTCTCGTGAGTCTTCTGAACTCAATTGGAACGAACTGTTTCGTATCCTAAATCTTGTGCGAGATGAAATCAAAGAAGTTTTTCCATACAAAACAGTTCAGGTTGACCGTGCTGAAGCAGATGATGCTATTGGTACAATCTGTCATAAGTTTGGTGTTGAATTGAACGCTGGCTCAACAGAAAAGATTTTGATTCTTTCTGCTGATAAAGACTTTATTCAACTGCACAAGTATGCTAATGTAACTCAATACGATCCTATTCGTAAGCGTTGGCTTCGTCATGCTGATCCTAATCAATACATAATGGAACACATTATGAAGGGTGATACTGGCGATGGTGTGCCTAACATGCTATCAGAAGACGATTGTCTTGTTATGGGAACTCGACAGAGACCTATGACACAAAAGCGTATCGCACAGTATACTGCTGAACTTAAAAATGATTGTATGACGGACGAAACAATTCTTCGTGGTTATCAGCGCAATAAGGCAATGATTGACTTGTCTATGGTGCCTGATTATATTCAAGAAGAAGTGATGACTAAATACAATGAAGAGAGCGGTGATCGCTCTAAACTCTTTAACTACTTCATTGAAAAACGATTGAAAAATCTTATTGAAAACATAGGTGAATTTTAAATGCAACTATCTATTTCTGAAATCTTAGACAAAGCATCTAAGATGAAAACAAAATCTGAGAAAGTGAAATGGCTCAAGCAGAATGAAGCAAAGCCATTGAAGACAGTACTCAAAGCAATGTACTGTCCTTCTCTCAAGTGCCTTTTACCTGAAGGCGCTCCTCCATACACACCATCAGAAGCAGTAGACGATCATGGTATGCTGTATACGAATTCAAAGCGTATTCCATATTTCTATGAAGGCATTGGCACAAACGTCAAGCCAATGAAGAGAGAACAGTTGTTCATTCAACTGCTTGAGACTGTCAATAAGAATGATGCACTCCTTCTTATCGATATGAAAGATGGTAAGCATGTTAAGGGATTGACTGTAAAAACAATCAACGAAGCATTTTCAAATTTAATTGCAGAGGACAAGTAGACTAGAGATGGGTAAGACGTATCGCCGAGAGAAAAATGTTTGGGATGATAATCCAAATCGATTTGAGCGCAGAACAATCGAGCGTAACAATTCTCAAAAAATAAAAGAATATGCCTATCAAGAAAAGCGTAAACAGAAAAACAAAATTCGTGAAACGGAGCAATATGAAGAACTCTAAATTGATACTAACTGATTGTGATGGCGTTCTACTTGATTGGTCATACCGATTCTTCGAGTTCATGGACGAAAAGGGGTATACGCTATCTAATGGTTATCAACGTGTCTATGGCATCGATAAGATATTCAATGAAGTTGTTGACAAGGCTGATGGTCGTAGACTTGTAACAGAGTTTAATGAGAGTGCATGGATTGGGTTTCTACCAGCACTTAGAGATGCAGTGAAGTATGTAAAAAAGCTGAACGAAGAGCATGGATATATCTTCGGCGTGATTACATCACTCTCTACTAACTCATATGCTATATCCCTTCGTGAAAAAAACTTAGTGAGAATATTTGGAGAAAATGTTTTTGACTTCATCACTTGTATTGAAACAGGTGCTGATAAAGACGCTGAGTTGATGAAGTTTCAAGATTCAGAATGCTGGTGGATTGAAGATAAAGTAGAGAATGCAGAATGTGGGTTGAAATTTAACCTCAATCCAATTCTCATGCGACACACGCACAACGAAAGCCATATTAATTCAAATATGCGTATTGCAAGAAATTGGAAACAAATATATAACATTGTCACTGGAGAAGAATGATGCCTACATATTCATTTGAGCATATTGAATCTGGTGACACTATGACAACCTTTTGTACATGGGAGGAAGCACAAGAAGTTATTAAGGATGGTAGTTATAGAATGATAATCTCTGCTCCCGCTATTGTATCGGGTACTGGTAGTACTACTGGTAAAATCGATAACGGGTTCAACGATGTTTTGACAAGAGTGAAAAAAGCCAATCGGGGATCAACCATTCAAACAAAGTAGGACAATCCATGCTCGCAAGTCCAGACCGCCTCACAAAAAGACAAAAAAGAAATTTGCGCCAAGATAAAATCTTGGATAAATCTGGAAAACTGAACGTAGGAGAGAGATTTAAACTATCAAATATCAAACCAATAACAATAGCACAACAAGATGCTTTTCATTCCTGGCATAACGATTATCATTTGATGCTTCATGGTATTGCTGGTACAGGTAAGACATTTATTGGTTTATATTTAGCACTCAAATCTGTTCTTGAGGGAAAAGATTTTAATAAAGTATTCATCATCAGATCAGTTGTACCGACAAGAGACATGGGGTTTTTGCCCGGTAATCAAAAAGAAAAGATGAAGGTGTATGAAGCACCTTATCAAGACATTGCTAGAAAGCTATTCAATCGTGGTGACGCTTACGAGATACTAAAGACAAAGAACATTGTGGAGTTTATGTCAACTTCATTCGTTCGTGGCATCACGCTAGATGATTCGATTATCATTGTGGATGAAGTTCAAAACATGAGTGCAATGGAGTTGCATTCTGTGATGACAAGAGTTGGTGAAAACTGTAGAATTATATTTTGTGGAGACGTTCGTCAAGATGACTTGACAAGCGAACGAAAAAAAGAATTGAGCGGGCTAAGAGAGTTTTTACGCATTATAGATAGTATGGAAGAATTTGATTTTATCGAATTTACTGCTGAAGACATTGTTCGCTCAGACCTCGTAAAGTCCTATATTATAGCGAGGTCCAAACTGGGACTAGATTGATGAAACACTTTAATCATGTGAATTCTCCAACTCTAACGGAGCTAATTGCTGAAACGACGGGTAGCGGTAGGGTGTACAACACGCCTGACGGAAATCGCTACCCGTCAGTTACGACTATACTATCAGAACTAAGCAAAGCAGGCATTGCTGCTTGGAGAAAACGTGTTGGCGCAGAAGAAGCTAATCGCATTTCTACACAAGCTGGTTCTAGAGGTACAAAGGTTCACCAAATCTGTGAAGACTACCTCAACAATAAGCCTGACTATCTTGATGGTCAGATGCCAGCGAACGTCTTTACGTTCAAACAAATCCAACCTATCTTAGACACATATATTGATAACATTCAATATCTAGAAGCACCTCTGTATTCTGATTTTCTGAAAACAGCAGGTAGGGTAGATTGTATCGCAGAGTTCGACGGGAAACTCTCCATTATTGATTTCAAAACATCTCGTAAACCCAAAAAGAAAGAATGGATTTCTAACTACTTTATGCAAGCATCTTGCTATGCTGTAATGTATGAGGAACGGACTGAAATCCCAGTCAGTCGCACCGTAGTGATTATTGCGGTCGATGGCTCTGAACCACAAGTGTTTGTTGAAAACAGAGACAACTTCATTGAAGGGTTTGTGGATGCCAGAGTTTCATACAAGGAGAAGTATAATGTTTAAATTACTATCTGCAATTACTATCGCTGTTGTTATTATGATTTCAACTCCCGCAAAATCGGCTATGTTTACCATGCCAATCAGTTTGGTGTGTGACGATGCAAAAGATATTTCAAATTGGATCGATGAAGAAGGTTATATTTTGGTTGCAAGTGGGTTGACAAACACCGCTAAAGGTGATGTATTCATAGGTGTATACTCTCATAAAGAAGATTTGATTGTTATTGGTGTTGATCCTGAAGGTTATGCTTGCTTCGTCGTTGAAATTAATGAAGCACTAGAATGGGAGTTTGATATGAAAAAGAATCTCCCCGAACCAGCAGATAAAGGTCCAAAAATTCCTTCGTAATAGGTTGACACCATACTTCATATGATGTATTATGATTAAAGTGAAAGGAAAAGATATGAGTATGCACCTACTACCCTGCTTCGTGACTACAACTAACATGAAAATGCATGGATTGAGACTTATACAGATGAGGAATTCCGCAAAGCTTTTAAGCCGATAGGATAAATGATGCCTGCCGCGCATACTAAAGGACCATGGAAATGGTACGATATGGAACTCAATGGGGATTGGGGTTACGGCCAACGACGCGCCAACTGTTTAAAAGGAGATGATAAATGATGCTACCGGTATACGATCAATATAAAAACGTATGGTATGTAGAAAATGAGGATGGAGTAAAATCAACAATAACCAATGAAGAATATGAAAGGCGAAGAAAAGACTTGAAGATCGGGAAGATCGGGTTTAAAACTCGTTACGATAAAGATTAGATGAATATAAAGGGCCTGTAGTTCAGCGGTCAGAACCCGCCGCTCATAACGGCGTTGTCGCAGGTTCGAATCCTGCCGGGCCCACCAAACTTTCTAACCAAATTCCAACTGGTGTGGCACCGAAAAAAGAACCTATGCAATATAGTGGTGAGCGTAAGCTACTTGGCATTGCAACGATGCACAAGAGTAATATGGTTTCAGTGTTTTCTACTGAAGATGCTGAAGCACTAGCAGAGATGAGGAGATAATAATGACTGATAATGTAGAAGAAAAAGATTATGTTGTTGTAACTTGTATTTCATCGTTTCGTATACGTTATGTAATGCATAAGGATGATTTACAAAAACTAAATCCATCAGAGCCAGTTAATGCTATTGAGTGGGCTAACGATACAGTGACTGCTGAAGAATGTGAAGAGTTCTCTCAAAAACATATGGGAGAATACATTACAGACACTACTACCATGAACGAAGATGAAATACTGGAACTGTTCGATAAAGACAATGATTATCTTAAAGGATGGGATAAGAATTACAAGGTCGAATGGATTCGCAAGACTATAATCAAAACGAGTGATTGGAAATGGACATGGTAGAGAAATGATTAAACACGAGCCACAATTTGATATTGAAAAAGTTTGCAAACACTATTCAGAGAAAGATGGTGTTCCTATTAAGTATGTTTGCACCTCTACGACTATAAAAGAAGGCTCACAAGCCACTGATATCTTTTATCGTGACACGCCACATCCTGAGTTTGGTAACAGGTATTTTGGGTTGTATAAAAATCATTCGGGTAATATAATGATTACCAATGCAGATAAAGTTGAAGATTTTGAATTTGGTCTCATTGAAGATGATGATGGTAATCTACAATACAGCGCACATCGCCATGATTATAAAAAGTTTGAGAATGGTAATATGATTGATGGCGGGCGTTCTTACATTAAGTCTAGTGGTTGTCCTGTTTATAGGTATGTAGTTCGTGATGGTGAGATGAAAAATGAAAGTGTCGATTAAATCCTATAATGATCGCTGGGTCAGTTATGTTCATGATCGCTACATGGATAAAAAATACAATCGAGAATGGACTGAAAGTAACACTCGACTCGAAAAAACACTTGAGAAACTTCAAGATGGTCTTCAGTGGGTATACAACAAAACCATCAACAAGATTTTAGACAAACTCGAAAGACAAAGGTTCGAAGTGCGTATTGATCCTTGGGACACTTGGAGTATGGATCACACCCTTGCTCCTATTATCCTGCCTATGCTTGTACAGTTAAAAGCTACAAAACATGGCGCTCCGTTTGTAGATAACGAAGATGTTACAGAAGAACTACAAGCTACTAAAGAGAATATTGATGAATACTGTAAAGGTGGCAATGCTGATTCTAAACATTTTGAGCGTTGGGACTGGGTGCTAGATGAAATGATTTGGGCATTCGAACAAAAATGTAGAGAT